TGAGCGACCGCACAAGACCTCACCTTTTTTCCTTTGGCTTCTGCTCCGCCCGATCCCCTTCCGGGTCCCGGACTCCGGTAACATCATATGGCATTGTTATTATAAGCCTGCGGTGTCCTGCCTGACGGCACTACACCTTGGCAGTAAAAATATTAATTAGCTATATAGACATTTGACTTCATGATATACCCTACACAAAACATGGACATTTGACTTCATGATATACCCTACACAAAACATGGAGGATTAGGAAGTAGGATATATTAATATAGTTAATTATAATTAATAAATATACCTATTAATGCGCGCGTAACAAGTATGATGTCAAAAATGATCATACAGAAACACAGATATTTACCCCCCCCATTTTATTACGACAATTTCGTATAAACAACAAATGGGCGACCTTCACAGGCTACCCATCCATCCGAATAACTTGTTTCGTATTTACGGAATTCGTATATTCGCAGCAAAAAAAATCTCCTATGGGAACAAAGATAAGATTTTTACATATAATGAAATCAAATTTCGATAAGATTCTTACCGAAAGATATATTCCACGTAATATTCAGACCAAGAAAGATGAGCTAGGATGTGTAAAACTTCCAGCCGGATCACTTATATGTCCAGTTGATTTTAAGCCTGTTACCAATAAGGAAGGCAAGAAAGTGACAGCCATAAAATATTCATTGAAACATGAGGAGTATCATGGATCGGGAATCCAGATCAGCGATGAATGTAAGATGGCAATGATATATCTTATTATCATAAACGTATCCAAACATGTGTTTCTAAGAAAAAGGATGCAAGATGGAAACAGAGATCAGATAGAGATTAACACCAATGATTTTATTGATATCCTATCGGATGGATGCGCTTATTTCTGCTACCGACATGTATTAAGGGATTCTCATGAGGATATGAACTACCAGCTTATAAGCTTAAAGGCTTGGGCTGAAGGAGAGATTATGATAGCTTTATCGGATATCATAAAATACAAGCATAAGGCTAGTAAGACCCCAAGGATAAAGGATATGTTTGTAAAGAAAGGAGAATCTGTATATACCTGCCTTGATAAAAATCTTGATTCGAATACCAGAAGAAGGATGGCTAACAAAAGTCGTAAATTAAATAGAGTCAAGATGTTATCAAAAATAATATTCTCAGCTAGAAACAGAAATATAAATAAGATATATAAGGTAACTAAAAAAAGAACTATCAAATTCAATGTGTCATATCTTATGGATAGATTGAATATAAAGTTATCAAAAGAAGGTATGATGCTAATATCCCAAAGAACGGTATATCGGATGATAAAAGAAGTTCTTAGTATGTGCTGTAAGACTATATCCGATTTATATGATGAGGTAAAGAAAAACAATGGAATAGTCAATACCAAAGACAGGAAAAACGTAACTATCGGACACCTAAGACTATCATACAGAGGAACGATAATGCATATAATTATCGCCGAATATTTTATAAAAGACGTTTTCTTAGGGGTAAAAGGGGTTGAGATGAGTAAGGCTGGATGATTTGAGTATCAGATACAAAATTTAATATTTATATATTATTTACATTTATTTTCAATTAGTTAATTATAACTATTCGTATCTTTGTACCATAAACTTAAAAAGATATGGTAAAAGAGGATTTTAGAAATGAAAACGACCTCCTTCGTCATATTATGACGGTGGATAAAAACGTGGAGCAGGGTCGTGCCTTGAAGAAGATTTTCACCACTAGGGAGAATCTGTTCATTACCGGTAGAGCTGGTAGTGGTAAAAGTACGTTCATGAGACGTATCGTAAAGTTCTTGGGTAAGTGCGTTATCGTAGCCCCGACTGGAGTAGCGGCGTTGAATGCCGGTGGACAGACCATTCATTCGTTCTTCTCTATAAAGAACGATCCTTATATCCCTTCTATCGAGAGAGGTATGTTGTCGAATAAGGTGGATGTAAGTCCGTTTATGAAGAAGAAGATCAAGAATCTTGATACTATTGTCATTGACGAGATCAGTATGGTAAGACCTGATTTGCTTGATGAGGTGGCTGACATACTTAGACAATGCAGGCGTAGCAAGGAGCCTTTCGGTGGCGTTAGGTTGATTATGTTTGGAGATCTATCACAACTACCTCCTGTGGTGACGGCGGATGATTTTATCGACAAATATTATGAGAGCCGGTTCTTTTTCTCATCAAAGGCATTAAGAGCGTCAGGATTCTCGGTCATTACCTTCGAGAACGTATTCCGTCAAAAAGATCCTCAGCTTCTTTCCGTACTTGAGGATATAAGATGTGGGGTTATTACCGACGAGTCAAGACAGATATTGGATAGTAGGGTCAAGTATCCAGATAATATGGATAATACTATAATTATATGCTCAACTAACAAAGAAGCTTATGAGATAAATAAGACTAATCTTGATAAGATCAATAATAATGTATTTAAGTTCGATGCCACTGTATTCGGGGAGAAGCCTGTAGCGCCTTGCGAGGATGAGCTTATAGTAAAGGTAGGGGCTAAGGTCATAATAACCAGAAACGGCAACGGGTATGTCAATGGCTCGATGGGTATCATAACCAGCATAGATACTGTTGATGAGACGATATATGTTCATCTAGACAACGATACTGAGGTGGAGATAACCAAAGAGAAGTGGGAGAAGATGAAGTACAAGCAGGTAGATGATTCCCTTGAAGGCATTTCTTGCGGCTATATAATACAATATCCATTGAGGTTAGGATACGCCATAACTGTCCATAAATCCCAGGGAATGACTTTAGATAATATATTTGTAGACATCAGCAGAGCCTTCGAGATAGGACAGATATATACCGCTCTTTCAAGATGTAGGTCTATAGACGGTCTTTATCTAAAATCAGTTCCTAAGGAAGATATGGTACTGCTAAGCGATAAGATATCTGACTTTATGGATAAGGTAGATGAGAATGAGGGTGTTTTGAATCCGGAAAAGATATCTGATATCGGGAAGGATATGATCAAGAAACAACAGGATTTGTTTAATTTCGAGGAATACGGATTATAATGGCTAAGAAAGAACTTTTTTCAGACGTAGATGAGTTAGTATCATCTTTAAATAAAGAGCTTGGAGAAGGCTCGATAATGAACTTCGGTGACGATAAGCCTATAATATCCATACCAAGGGAAAGCACAGGTTCGCTGGTGGTGGACAAGGCCCTCGGCGGCGGATGGGCGGTAGGCCGGATCCATGAGCTGGTCGGGATGGAATCTTGTGGCAAGACCATGATGTGTACGTTAAGTATGATCGAGTTCCAGAAAAAGCACCCCGATAAGCTGGTAGCTATAATAGACGTGGAGAACGCTTTTGATATCGAATACGCTAAGAAGATGGGATTGGACGTGAACCGGTTCCTTATTTCCCAGCCAAGCTACGGGGAGTTGGCTATCGATATTACGGCCAAGCTGGTGGAGTCCGGCAGGGTAGGCTTTATTGTCGTGGATTCTGTGGCGAATCTAGTCCCTAAGAAGGAGATTGAGGGTGATATGGAAGACAGCAACATGGGATTACAAGCCCGGTTGATGTCAAAAGCTATGAGAGTTCTTACCGGGATCGTAAACAAAAGCGATTGTGTTCTGGTATTCATCAACCAGTATCGTGAGAAGATTGGTGTAATATACGGTGATCCTAAGGTAACAACCGGCGGTAATGCCCTTAAATTCTACGCCTCTATCCGTATGGAGATGTCAAGGAAGAAGGTCATTGTAGGAGAAGACGGGTCTTCTATCGGCCATGAGGTTAGGATAAAGGTATTGAAGAACAAGACAGCTATACCTTTCCAAATAGCAGAGACGGCTTTGTATTATGGCGTAGGATTTGACAAGGAGCTTGAACTTTTGAAGTTATGTGAGGAAACCGGTATCTTTACCCGTAAAGGATCATGGTACTGGTACGGAGAGGTCCGGGTGGGCAATGGAGTGGATAATACGTTAAGTATCATGAGGGATAATCAAGAATTGTGTCAAGAATTAAGAACTAAACTAAATATTTGAGGTTATGGCTATCGGAGCAAAATTTGTAGACGTAATACCTTCTAGTGTTGAGAACGCTATAGAGGTAAAAAAAGAGGATGTAAAGACCTATCTATTCGTAGGTATTCCTATGAGCGAGTTTATCGGCAAGAAACATGAGTTTGAGGGATATATATTCATGTGCTTACAAGGTGTAACCGGTGGGGTTGAGCTTGGCGGTGATATAGCCGTAGCCGTATTGAGACCGGTTCGCCCCGCCGTAGGGGAGGCTTCTTACCATTTAGTGGATATCAAGAAGTGTAAGTATAATAGAACTGACGTAGTTTTATTATTTAGAGAGGGAGATTTTAAGGTTATTAAACGAGACGATTGTAATCTAATCTAATATGGGAACATATATCTCTATAAAATCAACGGTAAACGCATTCAGGTACGGTATTGATCCTATACCTGAATGGTTCGATAAGATATCTAACAAGACTGATGAGGTTGATGTTATGGTTGAAGGGAATAAGGTAAAGGCATTGGATATAAGGCTAGAAAATGGTATTCTACGGGCTTTTTACGGTTATTATATAGGTATGTATCCAGATAAATCGATACAGGTGTTTAGGCCGGAGGATTTTCATTCATTATATACGATTAAAATATGAAAATATACACTGGACTGATAAAATATCTAGAGCGGTATGAATATACCTATTGGGTTCGTATGCGCTGAGATACCTGATATTAGTTCTATATTATCATCAAAGAATGGATTATCTCATTTTTATGAACATATGATAATAAAATATAATGATGATATTAGTGATAAGTTATTCTTTGATTTTAATGGATATACAGATCCTAGATCATTAGTATTTAAAGGATTTACATTGCCTGATGTTGATATCAAGAAGTGTATTGATTTTTCTTATAATTTTATCGTATATCCAGATATAAGTGAAGATCTTATAGAAAGTGAGAGGAATGTTATATTAACTGAAATTGATAATGATGAATCATGTATTAATATCGATAGACTTATAAAACTATCTGGAATAGATAAACGTTGTTTTATAAACACATTAGGTACTAAAAGGTATGTCAGCAAAATAACAAGGGATGATCTTTATATGTGCCGAGATACGATATTGAATAAGTCGGAAATGGTATTTCATTTATATGGATGTGATGATTTTATGAATAAATATGTATCAGATATAACGGAATTATCAAATGAAGTTGATATTAATACATACTATCGTAATAGTCTTAAATATTTCCATGTTCATGATCCTAAATATGGTGTTTATAAATATACTAAAAAGCCCAAACATTTATATGTATCATTTGTATTAGATAATTATGATTTTAAGAAATTGTGCGTGTTGCTTATCATATTATCTATGATGTGTGATAATTATAATTTCTCTATGTTTAATTATCTTAGATCTAACGGATTATGTTATTCAGTAAATAGGAGATATATAGAATGCACGAATAGAATAGTGGCCAACTTGATAATTGACGTAAGCCCAGATAAATGTGAGATTACAAAAGATTATGTGGTTGATTATATTAATAACTTTAAGCTTATAGCAAATAATGACAACATAGAATATGCTATAAGAATGATTAAATTAAATGATAGATTGAATATAATGAATATTGAGGATTACCACGATGCCTATATATCTTTTGTAAGATCAAGACTTAATGGGGTAATGGATTTATATAAATCATATGAAAGTATATCTGTAGATGATGTGCGTGATATGGTTAAAGATATTACTGAGGATAAATTAATAATTCAATATTGTTCCTAATATGAATGCAGTTATAGGAATAGATCCGGGTATAGATACCGGAGGATTGTCTATGATCCCTGAGAACGGGGAGGTTAAGGTAATTATGACTCCAAGGATATCGGTTAAGGGGGATATAGATCTTAGGGCTATATCAAGTTTCTTCCTCGATGCCGCTGACAAGATCCAAGAAAAGGGAGGCGGGACGCTGGCGATCGCCGTCGAGGACGTCCATAGCATCCACAACAGCTCGGCAGCCAGCAACTTCACCTTTGGCGGGAGACGCCGGGAACCGAACGCCCTATTCGCTATGATGGTGGAGATGATGGAGCGATACGGATCTCACCCGGATGTTAGGTTTATGTTCGAGGAGGTGCAACCAAAGACCTGGCAGAAGGAGCTTCATACGACAGCCGATCGGGTGTATACGGCGGCGAAGTTAGACACGAAGGCTACCTCCATCCGATGCGCCATGCGCCTTTTCCCTTCGGTCTCTTTCGTGAAACCATGGTCAGGAAAAGGAGTACAACCTACTAAGATACAAGACGGCATGTGTGACGCTACGCTTATAGCCGAGTATATTAGACGTAAGTTTAAACTATTTTAATACTATTAAGTATTTATTGTATTTGTATTAATATAATTATGATTATATTTGCGATGTAATAAAAAGTTGTTCGTTATGCTTATAAGATGCTTGTCGAAGTCATTAAATGAGAAGTTGGGCAAATTGGAGACGGTTGTTAAGAATGCCGGTCCCAACTCCCTTTATAAGGATCTTAAGATAGATGTTGTCAATAATCTGGCTTATATCACTTCCGTAAATGCCAAGGTATGTGTTATAGAGCGATTGGAGGTCGAGGCTGACTCTAACTTCTCTTTCTTGGTAGAGGCAAGCTCTTTTATTAAGTTCATGAAAAAACAGAAGAATTGCGAGAATACGATACTGCTTTCGGATAAAAAAGATCAGATAACGATCCGCTATGCTTCTGGTGAGTATAGTTGTCCGGCTTTTGATATCAATACATTCCCGCAGGTACATAAGATACTTGATGGAGGAATTAAGGTTAAGATGAGCGATTATGTTTCGGTTCTTAACAAAGCCAGCGATTATACGGAGGTAGATGACTTTTATCCATGTATCGAGAATGTGGTTATTGATATTGATGATATTAATATTAATATAGTAAGTACGGATAGAAATACTATTTACAGGTATTTTGTCCCTAATCAGGATAAGGTAGAGAAGATGTTTATCCCGGTATCGAACGAATCCGCGATATTGCTTGATAAGCATATCAATAAGTCATCGGATATGTTGTCTATAAAAGTGGACGATACTAAGACTTATTTTTCTACGCCTGATATGGATATGTATGAGACCCATTTTGAGGGTAATTATCCAAATTGGAGGTTCGTGGACGAGCATTTTGTCAAAACAAGTACCTATGTCTTTGATAAGGATCTACTCGTCCAAGCCCTCCAAAACAATCTTAAGGTAAATGAGTTCGATCATTGCAAGTTGATATTTACCGATAAAGGATGCGGTATTATGTCAGAGAACCCGTCTTCCGGTAAATCATGTAAGGAAAGACTTACTTATTTGTCTCATCATGGTGAAGATATTATATGTAACGTATTATGTGAAAGATATCTTGGTATTATAAAAAGCGTCTCATGTAATAGGGTGGTTATCGAGCATGATCATAAATCTCATTTCAATAAGATTTATGGGGAGGATAATAAGAACGAGTATTTCTTGTCATCATCAGTTATTGTTTAATATTTAAATATATATAATATGGGAGTTCGTGAAAATTCATCAGGTGGTAATAACCATTACTTTAAAGTAAGTGGTAGCGGATTATTATATCAGTCATCAAGAGAACCAAAGGAAGGTTTCGAGGAGCATATAAACGAGAAGACCGGAGCCGTTTCTTATTGGAGGGTATTCTGGAACGGTATCGAAGGTTATTTGTCTGATATCAATGTGCGAGAAGTGGAGTTCAATGGGATAAAAGCCAAATACGTATCCATAAAGATAAGTGATGAGGATGGTAATTATTTCATAAACGTTCCTTTGATGACTCAAAAAGGAGGTATTAATAATTACGTGAAGTCACTGGTAAGGTACTTGCCTAATATTGACCTAAAACGTAAGGTGGTAATAAATCCTGCTCATGCTAAGAAAGGGGATCAATATGCTCCCGGTAATTTTTTCATTTCATACGCTAGGGAAACTCCAGATGGAAGGGACGAGCTTATCCAGCAATATTATAAGAACGGACAGAACGGATGGCCTGATAGGGTAGAGAGCACGGATATAATGGGTAACAAGAAATTCGATTATACGGCTCAAGACACTTTCGCTTTTCAAGTATTTAAACAATATCTTGAAAAGTTTAAGGCTGAAAACGAAAAATCGGAACAGGATAGAAGCCAAAGCATGGGCGCTACGCCAACCGCACAGACGCCCCCACCGTCATATGCAACGCAGGCTCCATCGCAAACGCCTCCTCCATCATACCAGCAGGCTCCGCAGCAAGCGCAAGCCTCTTTGTTTGGAGGTCAACAACAACCTCCTCAATATCCTCCTTTTGGAGACGACAGTGATCTTCCATTTTAATTAACTAATTAAAAATCAGAAAGTTAATGGAGAGTAATTTCAATATATCTACTAAAGTGAATCGTGTCTCGATGCCTACCCAAAATAAGGTAGATGCGGTTATGAAGAACCTAGGGCATCGATCTTGTATAGCGTATTCCGAGGAAAAGGATATGTATTATAAGGATGGAGAATGGGTAGCGTCAGATCTTGACGCTACTATCTTACCTCTTAGGGAGATGTTCGAGAAGACATCTGATTTTAAGTTAGGACTGAAGATCGTTTATTTAATAATCAAATTATAATGGCCAGTATTGAGGATATTAAAAAGCTTCTGGAAAGCAAGTCGTTTACATCAGCCAGAGACCTTGATGAGCTTGAGGAGAAGCCAGATGATAAACAAAACGAGGTTAGATTGAATTGCGAACCTATGGTAGGGTGGTGGAGGAAGAGGGGAAGATCTTCCTTAACTCCGTAAGATTCTCGAAAGCATGGAACTCGTTGGGTAAGGATATTCCTATCAAGCAGGGTAATGCTTTCCCATTAGGACAGGGTGATGTCCTTGATATAGACACAGGGGTATGGGCGTCGTTCCCGGATAATACCATAGGGGTGTTGATGATGCTGCCGTCGTTTACCGGAGATACGGGACTTACTTTGGTAGGATCACCGTTCGTCTCGTCTAATAACGGGAATATCATGATCAGGGTCACTAATGTCCGTAAGGATATGGCTATAGTCGAGAAAGACAAACATATAGCTGAGTTAATTATAGTCGGCAAGATAAAAGCCGATATTTTTAGAACTTATAAAAGCAATGAACATGTTCGGATTGAAGATAGTAAAGAGTAGTTATATAGATACTCTAAAACAGGATCTTGATGAAGCTATTAGCTATTCAAGTAGATTAAAAAGGGATTATGAGGATGCCAGTAAGAATATAACGGAATTGGAAGAGAAAATAAAGTATCTTGATACGCTTGTCGATTCTCTTGATATGGATATAGATTCCAAGGATTCTCATATAGTTAAGATGGGGAATGAGCTTAGTAAATCAAGAGAGCTATATAATGAGTCGGTAAAAGAGAAAGAAACTCTTAAACGGGCTTATATGGATATCGAGAAGAAACATAAACTATCATCTAAATTACTCGATGAGGCTAGAAGAAGATATAAGGAACTTGAGGATCAGAATAAAATTATGTCAGATCGTATCAAGTATCTGGAGGCAGAGATTTTAGACATCGATGTTCCTAATGAGGTTGTTGTTGATGAGGATAAGATGGATCCTAACTCAGGTCATATTGATATACCTGAAAATAACGCCTCTGAGGTCGCTGATGCCGGTATTGACGTAAATGTCGAGAATAAGGCGGAGGATAAGAAGAAATCTAAGAAACGTAAAAAATCTAAGAAAAGTGAATAAGATCTTGTTTTTCTTGTTAACGTTATTTACCTTAGCGGTTGTCGGATGCAGTACGTCAAGAACCTACTATACGGAATATGATACTACTGATATATCTTATGTGGTGGATTCCATAGTGTCTTCCGGGACCGTGATGGGCCAATGGAAGGAGTGGCGGTTTACGCTGGACGACGGCCGGGTCGATAACTTTAGCTTCACCGCCCTGTACGACGCCAAGGGAAAGGCTAGGGGGTCTATACAGGTAAGGCAAAGATCCGATACGTTTAATATCAAGATAATTGATTACCATAAAAAGGATAAAAAATGAGTTACGGGTTAGGATATATACCATCCCCTGTGGATGACAGAGACGCTATCATGAACATGCAGCATGAGGCTGTCCCTGATGAGTATAAGGTCAATAACGTTGACAGCGTAGTGGATCAAGGATCTTCTCCTATTTGCGCTGCGGTAAGCTTAGCTGAGATACTTAACTGGAGAAAGAGTATAAGGGCTATTAAAAGACCGGCTAAGATCTCTCCCTACGATATATATGATCTGAGAGAGGATAAGGATCAAGACGGGATGGTTCTTCGTGACGCTATCAAGTCTATCAAGAACATAGGCGTAGATGGGGAGAAAATAAACAGTTACGCTAGGATCATAGATCCGGTATCAGCTAAGGTGGCTTTGATGCTGAATGGGCCTCTGGTTATAGGTCTGTATTGCTATAATTATGGTAATCGATTCTGGCAAGGCCAAGGGCAGAACTTGGGAGGTCATGCCGTTATCCTCACCGGCTGGGACAAGGCCGGCTTCGTCCTACAGAACAGTTGGGGGACGGGATGGGGTAGGTCTGGCGTGGAGACGTTCCCGTTCGAGGATTGGTGCTATATGCTAGAATGTTGGACAATAGTTTCATAAAGTTACTATATAAACTTCGAGAAATTCCTATCCACATCCTCTTGTGAAAGCCGATGTGGTGTATTTAGGATCCGTAGCTCAATTGGTAAGAGCAACTGGCTCACAACCAGAAGGTTGTCGGTTCAAGCCCGGCCGGGTCCGCGCTATTTTTTGGGGAAAAACTAGCATAGAGTTTTGTCATTAGGTTTTTTAAAGTTTAGACGTTTGATGTCCTGGTTCGTGAGAATAAGGACATATGCCCTAATAGTTCAATGGATAGAACACGTCGGTCCTAACGATGAAATTTCGGTTCGATTCCGGATTGGGGTACATGGTGTTTTCTTAAACATATTCCCGTAGGTCGGTAATTAACGATAACCGGTAGACAGCCTACGGGAATCAATAAAATCCTACGTGCTTAGGATCGCTTTCAGTTCTATTTTTCGTGTGTAATCTATAGGAGGGTAGCACGACCCTCCTTTTTATAAATACTATTTGCTATGGACATTAATCAGATAAAAACGTATCTACCATCAGGATGGGATGTGGTTGATCTAATAGATCACGGCATAATCGATCTTGATATCATGAATGGGAAGATGATTGGTGAGTATGTGGCTGTGTTGATGATAAAGTCTTATGATAAGATTACTGAATCACATAACTTAACTACTTTCTCGTTCCATGATAAGGATATGGGTGGATTACGGAGATTGGTATCGAACGCTATAATGGCGGTTGGGTTAAGGAATAATCCTCTGACAGGAGATGGGAACACGGCAATCAAATAAAGGTGCTGAATACACTGAAAGAGGGATATTGGATATCCTTAACAGACAGTTCTTGGTATCTCCTAGATGGATTATAAACAACTTGTATGTCTATAACTGGGAGTCCGATTATCTGGCTATAACCAGATCCATGTACGCTTATGAGGTTGAGGTGAAGATCTCGTTGGCTGACTATAACAAGGATTTCGAGAAGGAGGGTAAGCACCAAGTAATGCAAGGCTGGTTCGAGGCTCGGAAGCAAGCCCTGTACGAGACCGGTGACTGGGTCAGGTACGGCCGCCCCAATTGCTTCTACTACTGCGTTCCGGATGGGTTGGTTGATCCTAAGGACATACCTCCTTACGCCGGGCTTGCTTATGTTTGTGGCAGGAATTTGAGAAAGATCAAGGATGCCCCTATCCTGCATCGTGATAAATTTGACCCCGAAGCTTATAAGATGGCGGACAAATTCTACTACAATTGGTGGAACGAGAGACGTAAAGCCAGACAGATAGAAGGGAAGGATATGAAAGATGAGTTCAGGAAGAGCATGAAAAAGGTGAAGGAGAAGATAACCGTCGATGCCAAGATCAAGGCGATGGAGGCGTTCTGGAGCGTCTGCGATTACGCCTACTGGCCGTACGGGGGGAGAGGGGTGCCCGGAATGAGACCCAACTGTTCCGCTTGTGGCGAGGAATGTAAATTACAATGTCCGAAAGGGAAAGAATTTAAAAACAAGATAAAATGAGTAAGATTAAGGATGTATTGGCAAGAGCCATTTCATTAGCCTCAGAGCAACCTATGAGCTATAAAGAGGCAGTTGAGTTACTTGATGGTATAGATACATGTAAGGTCAAGATATGGCTGGAAGAAGGAGCGATATTGCCTAAGTACGCCCATAAGGAGGACGCTTGCATGGATCTGTTCGTTAAGGACATAGAAATTGACGGAGGAAGGATCATATATCATACCGGCGTACATGTAGCGTTGCCGGAGGATTATGAGATGGAGATCCGCCCTCGTAGCAGTATCACGAAAACCAATGCGATTATCCAGAACTCACCGGGCACCGTCGATGAAGGATACAGAGGGGAGATTATGGTGGTATGTAGACGTATAGATCGTTATGGAGATCCTTCTTATTTTAGAGGAGATAGAGTGGCTCAATTGCTTATCCGTAGAAGGGAGCGTATTGTATGGGATGAGGTAGAATCATTAGAAGATCTTGGGACGGCTGATAGAGGAGTAAATGGATTTGGAAGTACCGGTAAATAATAAATGATATGGAAAATAAAAATACATCAACCACTACTAATGATGGGTTGAAAGAAATTGATAAACAAATAAATCCTGTTATGTATGGATGGAGATGTCCAGTATGCGGAAGGGTGTATTCACCTTTCACGTCTATGTGCGCTTATTGCGGTAATAATAATATGAATCATATTACATGTAAAGTTACTGGATAATTGATATGAGTGGAAGAATTAAAATAAAGCCCAAGGATAAGGATAAGAGACCTAAGATCGATGTATTTAAGGTAATAGAGAGCCGGTTTAAGAATATGAACGAGCTTCGTGATCTGATCGACATGGATCCAAGGAAAGGGCTGGTCAGAATCCGGGACGGGGCAGGCTTCAGAGAGGTGGAGCGGGGCGGATGCCTGCACCGGAACTACCTTAACCTGTTGGAGGAAGAGCTGGGCGCTAAATTATCCATAGATCTTATAGAAAGGTATATCAAAAGATAATAATATATTAAATCGTAAAATTATGAATAGATATGTAAAGAAACCAATTGCGATAGAAGCCGTAAAATGGAAAGGCTTTAATAATGATGAGATCAAGGATTTCGCTGGTGATAGCGTTAAAATATAAGTTATTAGGGAAGGTGACGCTGATAATGGGATACCTCCTTGATCTGGCTATCCATATCCCCAATCAACTCAATGATCTCATCCCTTATATCATAAGAAAGCAAGATCGGTATTATGGTTAACATAAAAGACAATATTATCCCGAATCCTATTATGATAATAATATCATTACACTCCATATCTAGCATCGGCATGACAAACATCAACCCGGCCGTGAATATCATCACGAATAACGCTGATATCTCATTTATCATATCCCGCTCCATCGTATCCTTAATCATATCTCCTCAACTTTAGTATGGTTTATTATCCTGCTGATATGACGGATACTTAATCCAGTCCTGTCCTTTATCTTACCATATACGTAGTTCCTTGACACGACAGTAGCCAAATCACCTAACTCGTCCAGTATCTCATTATACATCCTATGGATCTCGTTGTTGCAGATAACCGTACTGTCCCTTACATATATCTTCTCAACGTCATCGTCGCAGAAGAAGATCTTAAGCTTATGAAGTATGTCTCTAAACATGATTATAGTTTTGTCCCAAAGATATGAAAATTTGAGGATAAAACCAGAAGAAAGCCAAAAAGAACGGGAGGCGGTGGGAGGACGGGGGATGCTCGGAAAGATGGAAGCCAGCCCGTTCCCTTGGATTCAGCGACATGATTCGAGAATAAATCATATATTTGTATGTACAAAATGCATAATAATATGATATTGAATAAAATTAACTCAATGGGGGGGGGTATTTTTCGTCCTCCATAAAAATTTATCAGTATGCTTAGAAGAAGATTTCATTCATCAGGAATACATCCGTCTAACGCCAGCAATGGAGTATATGGAGTTGCTGAAAATCTAAAGTTACTTCCACCTAATAAGGTGGATGCCGAATGTATTGGAGTTGCTTTGATACATAAAGAACATAGGATTATGATAGAAAAAAAAACGAGAGTAAAAATCCTAGTTATAAACAGGCAACAGAAGGTATGTTGGCCAGTGACAACTTTGTATGGGGAGAATATTTGGTGGATCAATATGAGATCCCTAATTATGATACTATTGATTACGATTACCATGGCCTTACTAACGCGTATCTTATGAGTAATTCCGGGGTATATAATGGTCAGCCACATATACCAAATGACATATCTCAATGGACCGGAGTGATGTCCGATTGGAATGGTAAATCTAATTCAGAGGTATTAAAAAAGATTGGAGCCACAGAACAAGGATCTTATGCTATCTCAGGCAATCTTCTTAATGGATTCATAAATAGTAGCGACGCCCTTGGATTCTATGACTGGTATATATGAGGAT